TATACGTCAGACGTTCACCCGGCCCGTGAGCGAAGCGAACGGCCGACGGGTTGAACGCAATCGCTTTATATACGTCTACTCGATAGAAGTAGAGTTATTTGTGCGCGCGGAGCGCGAGCCTTTCACCAACATGTTGACACAGCTGCGCCGGCAGCTGTGACCTCGCTCCGCTCAGCGAGCGCGTGACGCACTTTCACCGGCTGAACAAAGAGGTGCGCTGTAAGTATTACCAGCGCACCTCGTATCCGTCTCCGTATCGCGTATATAATAACATGTTGTGGCGATTGCGTCAGTCATGGCATATCGGCGTCGGTGGAAACGTCGCTTCCCGCGACGGAGGGTCATTCGACGTAAGAGAGGTTATCGTCGCAGACGCCGTGCAAATAGGAAAATTCCGACAAGACCGGGGGACTTTCGCTGCAAGCTGACGAAAATACAAACGTTCGGCGTGAATTATAAAGAACCTACTGTGTGGTCCTGTTCTGTTAAGCCTACCGATTTCGATGAGTGGTCAAATATATCGGCTAATTTCGAGGCCTATCGCTTTTCGAAGATGCGTGTGCGAGTGTATCCTTTGCAGAGTGTTTCGAGTACTGGCAATCCGGTTCCGATGTATTGTATGTTCCCGTGGCACCAGAACATCCCGCCTGCGAAAGGCTATTCGGCGTATCTTAGTATCGATAAGGCGAAGCAATTCCGCGGGACGCAAATAGGACATCAAATTTACAATATGAATATAAAACTGCCTAATTCTACTACCGCAGGGAATATGAATACCGCTCTTTTTAATCAACGCATTGAAATATCTAGCACCGCTGGAAAAGAGACGCATTATAGTGGATGTATAGGATTTCAAGGATTTGAAGCTGCCGGGGAGAAAGATATGGTTTACTACAATATTGTGCAAGATGTTTATTGTATGTTTTATACACAGAAGAGTATTCCTGTTCCTGTTAATATGGATCAAGCGTCTATGGCCCAGCCGATGTCGGTTCCTCGGGGAAAACGAACCTAACATGAGTCGTCAATCGCCTGTTGAATGCTTCGGGATTGTAGCCTTCAAATTTGTAGAGTTTGTCTGTGTCTACATTCGATGTTATCCAAATAAATTTCGTTGTGAATTCCTCAAACCCTCCTTTTATTTGTACCTTGTAAGGATAGCGATCCATTATTTTCAGCATTTCGTCGTACTTTATCCATCCGTAAAAGTCGTCTATGATTACGCAATCCTGTTGTCTGTATCCGTCCCACCAGAGCCCCCTTGGTTTGTAGTAGATGCTGCAAGGGCTTTTTTCTTGTGCCTCCTCAAGAGCTCGTTTACTCTTTCCACTTCCCGGCGGTCCGTAAAAGTAGTTAACGACGGTTGGAAAGTCTCGTGGCAATATAGGGTGCACGAGTTTGAGATAGTTCTCGATTCCACGAAAGTACCTGATATATGTACAGGGATGGGCCGTGGCAAGTCGGGCGAGTGAAGTTTCACCTCCTCGAATGTCATCCAAAACGGCGTTAAGGTCCGTACGTTGCCCTCTAGAACTTGGAGTTCCCGATTCAAATACCTCGCCTGCCTTTGAACAGTAAGCTTGGTTTTGTATGTCGGATCCATTTGCCTTCTCAATATGGATTCTGTGAGAGAGCAGCTCCTTGATGGCACTGAAGCGCATGGGTTTGACCAGATTGCAGAACCCCTGGAGATGCGGTGTGTTGGTGTCCGGAGCGAGTTCCTTTCCAAATATGCCATACTTGCATTGCGTGGTGATGAACGTCTGAACTGTCCAAATGTCGTCCTCCGTATAATTATTCCACGTGAAACAGAATCTGCGGAGAGAAGGATTTCTCGAAGTCAT